GACATTTCATTATTTTCATTCAAGAACTTCTTGACAAAATTATTAATGTCGCTTTGAGTTTCTTTTATCTCACCAGCGTTCTTCACGTTAAACCGATATTTTTTATCACCGACGTTATATTCAAAACCTTTGAATTTATCGTTAAAAACTTGTTGAGTTTTTAATTTAAAAGTATTAGTTTGTTTGTCCGCTATTTTTTTATTCTCTTCGCTTTCTTTGTTGTATCTATTAAAGAAGTTAACCGCCTTTTGCTGCTCACTAGTGAGTCTGCTTCCAGCTTTGACCTCTTCATAGTATTTAGACTTTTGCCCGTCTAAGTGGCTTTTAGCGTTGGCAACTTGCTCTTTTAACGCTATTTTTTTCTTTTTAATCTCTCTTTCTTCGTCAATTTCTTCATCATATGAAAATGAGTCTTCTATTAAAAAACTAATTTCATCATCTGTCAAGTGAGACTTTGTTTGTTTATAGTATTCTCTTAATACTGTCATATCGTCGTAACTAGAATAATCTTGG